ATGCGTTGATCGTAATTCGAATAATCACCACAAAAGACTTTCCACCCAGGCTGGAACATATACTCGGCAATATCATCCCAATCGGGACCAGTAGCATCCATACCAATAGCTGCCTCACCTGCAAAATTCCAAGTTTGAAACAGAGCTATAATTGACAGAAAGTATTTACGCAATATAAATAAGCCTTCAATACTAATGGCTTGGAAAACTCGAATCTTACCCTGCTCAAGCTTCACCTGCGATATGGGCTCATCCTTCAATGATGAATTAAAAACAACATTGACACGAGTCCCAGTTGCGGCAACTTCCTCCATTTCCTGTATCTTTGCCCTAATTCCTGGAGTTAAAGCACAAGTACCGTCAGGAAACTTTGGATGTGCCACACGAATCAAAACTTCATGCTTGGGCTTATTATAAGGAAATCCAGCTCCCGTGTCAAAACGCATGTGGGATATAAAATTATTGCCGTCAGCTCCATACAAATTCGTTTCCTCATCAATGACTACGCATTTCTTAATCGAATTGTCAGGAACTTTGCTCACAAAAGTGGAAAAGAAATGTTCAGCACAAATATCCAAAATATTATTTGGAATGAGATCCTTGTGTTGGGAAACGTTCAATAAAAAGTTCCTCTTGGGCATCCACGAAGGAACGCCCACAGATGATAAGGATGGTCGAACTTTGGAGCAAACATGACCTAAATCTTTCCAGAATTGTGCGAAACGATTTTCCTTGACCTTAGTCGCAAAATGATTCTGTGGCAATCCTTTTAAAGTTCCAATAGGCATCACTGAGTTACCCTTAGGCATATCATTCAATCCCTCAAATCGCAACGGGCATTTCTTATGCACATCATCCTCAATCGCGACTTCCGTCCCGTCTAATTTCTTCATGTCAACAACTCCCTGGCAAACAACATCCTCCTGATTGATTATCCCTTCCATCCACTTCACGGGTAAGGAATTGATGTATTTCCTCTCTGGCTGATTAGTCATTATGCCACAGTGAGTGCCAATTATGGCGACCGTACCTGGTTGAATAATAAACGTTGGCGCACCACAATCACCATTGATCGTAACGAAATGTGACTTATACTCACCTTTTCGGAAAATATAATTAAATGGTAATCCTGCAGCATTTGCCAAACCCGGAAGCGTTCCATCCGAAAAGACCACGGGCTCAGCTGGAATGTTGACTATCCCCTCTTGACGGATAAACAAAGAGTGAGCTGATGCTCTGGTCCCAGTAGGCGGTACTGTCATGTAAGGAATCAAATTCGGTCCAGGGGGAGTGGGTAACTTCAACAAGCAATAATCCGAATTCGGATCCCTCACAACCATCGAAGAATCATAGGCGCATACGCACGTACCCATACCACTATCAACAGCAGAAGCTCGAAGTAAAGAAATTTGCGTAGAAGCTTTCACCTCATCAGACCAGAAATGACCCGGAACCAACCAGTACTGGCCGGCCACGTTAAATGCCATAATAGGTGCATCACACAAATTAAAGGTCAATCGTGCAGTAGCATTTTCTATGGCAGTCTTAAGCCACTCCACACTACCAGTCTTACTCCGCGTAGTTAAAAATGCCGCAAATGACAATTTCTGTGATGTTTTCCAAGTATTTTCAACATCCGAGTCAGGTGCAGGTGGTTTTTCTCCTGAAGGTATGCGTTCTGACCCAGATTGAGGCTTCACATCCCACGGACTGGTTTGCATAAAATACCACACCAAGAAAGATGATGTAATCAATAGCGTAGCTATTGCGGCGATTGTTTTCGGATTTCGATAAACCGCTTGTCTAGCACGTATTGTTGATTGTCGAAGCCAATCTGAGCAAGAAACCCAACCACTCATCCACAGGTATATTTGGTTATCCTCAGGATTAAAACGCCAACAATTGTAGCACATTCGGACGAAAACACTATAAAACGCCATTGGTCCATAATTTGTCCAAACGCTTGAGCTATTTCTCGACGTATAATACTCCCCCCGCATTAAATCTCTATGCGCAAGTGCAATAAACCATCTCCAAGGGCTTCGAGAAATTCTGTCCAATAACAGACCCAAAAAGATCAATTGCGTGATCGCCCAAATGACTATAAAAGACGACGCGTATCCAACACAAAAGCGCAGGCAAAATTTAATAGCGCCTCCGAAGAATTTCCCAGCGATGCCTTGTACAACTATTCCCCTCCTTCGCCTTGGCTCTACAGGTTGTATCTCAGAATCCTCATCATCATCACTATCCTCAATCAATTCGGGAGGTTCATCGGGATCGCTAGGAGCAACCACACACTTGCAGAAGGCTTTCAATATTTTGCAACTCTCACAAACCGAGGAGGTAGCTACTTTCTTGAGATATCCATCACTCTTAGATTGTCCTTGATAATGTTTCAAACTTGATTCGTGGACCCACTTGAGCATATCTGCGGTAGAGATATCTTTCTTAATCTCCCGATAGTTAACAGAGCGCCCTCCATTAGTGATAACCACCTCTTCGATGGTAAAGGTCCATAGATCCATATCTTGATCACTCACTTTCGAATTATCCAAAGCGCCTTCAGTGCAAAATTGTGGCCTCACGGTGGGAGTAATCACGAATGGAAATCTCCG